GTAGTATTTTTTAAATTTCCCGACTCTTCTCCAAAATATGCACAACACGGTTTAACACGCCCATTGGGTTCTGTGTTAAGGTGTATCCAAGGTATTATACAGAATTTATCTTCGTTCATATTGTGTTAAACCATTGTGTGAATTCTTTTGGAAATACTGTTGAGAGATCAACATTTTTTCTATCAGCATATTGTTGTGTAAATTTTTTTAAATCATGCTGTTTATTTTCTTGGCTATCTGTGTCTTCTTGACTGCGATCAACATTTTTAAGATACTCAACGATTCTTTCTATTTGATTTTGTTCGGATGAACTTAACCCAACAGCATCACTGAGCCACGTTTCGATTTTATTTACCTGGATTTGTTTTAGATCTATCGGCAACACATTCAAATTTTGAAAGCTAGGAAATCTCACTAAATTAAGACTCATGTGGAATTGATGACCACCAAATTGTTTTCTTAATTCTAGCATATCTGTCATGAATTCAGTTATTGACCAAATGCTCAAAGCACTAATAGTCATCATTACATGGATCATACTGTATTTGCCTTCTTGAGCAAACTGAATTAAATTTTTTCTCCATAAACTATAATCTAATCCCCATCTAATAAACTCACCGTGAGCGCCATAGCCCTCTCCGCTGGTGTATAAATCAAACTTTTTAAATTTTTTACTAGCATCAATGAGTTGTGCAAGTTTATTTTGGTCCATTATAAGATTACTGTTAACTGCAAAATCAAATTTTGTATCTTTGCATTCGTCTAATAATTTCCAAAACCAAGGACTTCGTGTAGGTTCCCCTCCGGTAATTCTAAGCTCTTGTAAATTGTTTTTAAGGCTAGCATGAAACCATTTAAAAAAAGCTTCTATATAGGGATTATTTTCATTCTTAATGCCATAGGGCAATGCATGTTCACCTGAATTTTGAAATGCACCACCGCCCTGAGTCTTTAATTCAGTATACGGGCCATTAAGTTTAATATCGCTGGCCCAGGTTGTGCTGAATTCTGAATTACAATAACTGCAACTTAAATTACATAAATTATCAAAACTAATTTCTAATGTTTTAGGATCAATATCTGCTTGAGGATCAAGTCTGGCTAATTGCAATATTTCGTTTTCTTGATAAATCCTGGTCTTATAGACACGATCACTGTATACATCAGGAGAAGCATTATCTTCTACAGTCCAGCAGTATGCACATTCTTTGCATCTTTTGCCTTGAATCATTTCTAGTCTTCGATGTTTTTTAAATGTCGTATTATGTAAAGCACTTGGATTATTTTTAATTTCTTCTAAGGGAATACTGTGCGCCGGAGGCAAATGGCAACTGGCGGTGCGACCATTCCCTAACCAGATAGTGGCATTATACCATTTGGCCGCACAAAAACTAGGACTGATATCGTTGATGAGCTCTATTGTTTTTCTTATGTCTTGTTGCATAGGTTGTAAAAGTTAGTTAATTCAGGAAATACTTGATTAAAATTAGTATTTCGTCTACGGTCATATTCGTCAACAAACGATTTAAAATCCGTTCTTAATAATGTTAATTTGTCATCATCTATTGAAGAATTCATATAATCTAGCATGCGCCGTAGTTGATCGACTTCAGAAAAAGTTAATGTAGCAAAGCCGTCCCAGACACCTCTCTCTGCTATTAGAGTTTCGATATCTTGAGTAAATGTTGCTTTAGTTTCTCGATCTAGTAGTGTCAAAGATAAAAATTCAGGGTATCTTAAAAAGTTTGTCATGAACTGAACTTTATTAAAATCGGCGTTTTTATTATATTTTCCTCTGAGATCTAAAATGTATCTCAAAAAGTCGGCATAGGTAGTTACACTGGTTAAGTTAACTGTAGTCATAATTGCAACAATAACATTTGTGTTATCTAAAACTTTTTCTAGATTAGCAGACCATTTGTTGTAATCAAGACCATATCTGATATATTCAGCAGGAGCTCCTAGTGCTTCACCACTGGTAAAAAACTGAAATTCTTTAGTATCTATAGAAATATTTTGTATCTTCGATATTATTTTATCAACTAACTCATCAGGTACACATAAGTTAGTATTGATAGCAAACACTAAATTTTTATTAGGATTGTCCTCAATATAATCTATCATTTTCCAAGCATCTTTGCTTAATAATGGTTCACCTCCGGTCAATCTTAAGGTATGTAGATCTCTATATAACTCAGGCCACCATTTCCAAAAAGCTTCAACATAAGGATTATAGTCACTATGTTTAATAGGCATTTTTCCTGTTTTTTCAAACCAATCAAAATTATTGTATTTGTATGATGTTGGATACGGGCCGTGAGTTTTAATTTCTTCAAACCATTGGCTGCTTAAATCTGGACTACAATAAGCACATTTAAAATTGCAAACATTGCTAAAACTAATTTCTAGATAAGCGGGATTAACATCTGCTGTTTTATTTTCTATTACAGAATCAAAATTAATTTTTGCCCATGACGATGCACTCTTATAAACACGATCACTTATTCTGCCTGCATCTTCTGCTTTCCAGCAATAATCACATTCACTAGGACGCTCGCCATCTAACATTTTTTGCATCTGCTTTTTTTTAAATTGTGTGTTATGCAACGCTTTATGATTTACAGCTAGTTCCTCCAACGGCACCTGATGAGGACTAGGATGGTGACAGCTATGATTAAATCCATTTTGTAGATACAATGTTAATTGATGCCATTTTGCTAGACAAAAACTCGGACTAACAGAATCTAAAATTTCAATAACTTTTTTGTATTTTTTTTCTTCAGTAAGCATTATTAAATATATTCCTTAGCCATTTAAAATCATTAATCTTTTGCAACGCTTCAGGATTATTTTTATTATCTAATCCGTATTGTCTACCCATTTTAGCACCCATTATTGCAAAATCGCCGTATTGTTTATCTTTCCCTACACTGCACCAAATATCTAATCGCTGTTGTGTTTCGTCTTCATATTGCCGTTTAATTACTCTACTGGCTAATTTGCAGCATTCTCTAAATGCCGATCTCCACGTAGTAAATTCGTCAGTATTAAAAGAATTAATATTTGACACAGTATTCATGACTTTAAACTTTTTAGATATGCTTGTTGTCATATCCGGAGTAGTTTTGTCCATATCTAATGTTAACTTTCTAGGCAATAACTTAACACCGCCATTGCCATATTCTAAATCATTAATAGGATTACGACTACGCCACACATGTACACAATTAATATCATAACTAGACATAACTATATCAAAATCAAAACTATCTTCAATAATTGCATCTCCGTCAACTATCCAAATCATATCTGTATTACAAATAGATGCTGCTTCAATGTGTGCTTGATGTATACCTTCAACCCCGTGTATTCTTTTTGCTCTAGGACACTTATTAAGTAACTTATTGTAATTTTCATCTGCATTAGATTCGTTGTAAGATATAAACACAACATCATATAGTCGATGTTTTGATACTATTCTATCGTGTTCTTTTTTATTAATCAAAAATCTATGAATAAACTCTCTTTGACTAATTTGTTTTTCTTTAGAAAATAATACTACACCGTTAATATAAATTTCGGTGTTGTTAAACAGATGTTTAAATGTATGATTTTCTTTTCTATCATGGTCGTATGTTCCATTGTTGGGATCGAAGTAAAAATCAAAGATTTCTGTGTCAATTATTTCAACTTCGGGCCATATACCCCAAAACATTTTATTTTTTAAATTTTTAAGAATTTCTAGATATTGTTCATAGCTGTGAATAACATACGTCGGATATCGAAATCTACTCGCAATTATATCATGTTCTTTTTTATCGATCACATATTGTTTTTCAAACTCTCGAGATGAAATTTGTTTATACTTACTACAGAGAATAACTCCACTCATATACGATTCATCGTTATTACATGTGTTTTTAAAAATATGATTTTCTCTACGATCGTAGGTATTATGATGACTAAAATACAATTTAAAAACTGATTCGTCTATAATTTCAACTTCTGGCCAAACTAACCAAAACATTTCATCATCAATAGACAAATACTCGTCATAATTTGAAGGTGAGTATACATTGTATTTCTTAGGAACGCTCGCTAAAATATCTATTTCTTTTTTTTCTGTAAAAAATCTATGATAAAACTCTCGTTGCGAGATGTTCAATACTTTAGGAAATAAACATACTCCATCGTGATGTTCTCCGTTTTTAAAAACGTGAACATACATGTCGTCCCACTTAGTGGCTTTATATTCTGTTAGATCAAATGTGTCTATTAGATGTATATCATCCCAGATGACCCAAAACATCTTAGTGAAAGAATTAATTTTAATGTCGTCAAAAGATCTTATGTTGGTTAACCGATGCGCAAGGGGATATTTAGACTTGATATATTCCCAGTCACTGTCATTACCTGCAGTTTTAGAAACATAAAAAATATCATACATTGGCAGGTACCGGCATTTTAAAATATGTATCGTTTAAATTCATAGTTTCATTGTAGAGATCTAAAGTATACTTACTTTGACTTTCATCTAACCAAGGCCAATCTAATCCTAAATTAATTTTTATTTTGTCTCCAAGATCTTTTATTGCGTCTACGAGACCTTCGCCATTAACTTCTTCATATGGTCTTCCGTATTGATTCCATATACCTCTAAGTATTTCAAAATCTCTAACGTCAACATAATTCCAGTTGGTGCAATTAGCCATCCAGGTTCCCAATCTTGCACCATAAACTGCAAAGATTCCGTTTTCTTCATGGCTACCAACTGTGGACCACATACGTAACCTATGAATATTATGCCACCATATTCTCTGTTGTATTTCTTGGGCTGGAACCCTAACTCCGTCGAGTAAGGTCATTTTAACACCTTCACGGAACCCTGCTCTCCAGGCCTGAAAAGGACTTCCAGTAATAACACTATCGCTAAAACTCAAAGGAAAATTTCGATATCCATCTTCCCAACAGAAATCTACCTGTCCACGATCGCTGTCTGAGTTTTCATGCGTTTTCATATTAAGCACAAAGTCTTTTTTCCAAATTTTTAGACCGCCATTGCCGTATCGAAGGCCGTTGATAACATTTCGACCGCACCATCCGTAGACTTGAATCTTAGGATCACTCATATCTAGGTCAATATTAAAAAACTTAGGATCTACAATGTTGTCAGCATCAACAGTGATAAACCAATCTGTTTCGCTAGCTTCTGCTGCGGCTTTATGAGCATGATCAGATCCCTTGACACCGTGTACACGTTTAGCCCAAGGAACTTTGTTGCATAAATCTGCATAATGTAGATCTGCATTAGGTTCATCGTAGCTTAAAAATACAACATCAAATTCAATAATTTTCATTTATATTCTATCATATAGTTTTTAAACAAGCGTCTAGTGTACACACTAAATTTAGGATAGTTAAAACCTGTAATCAATTTATGGTTTCCAGTAAGATCGTTAATTGTAACACTTACTGTTTCAAAAAGCAAGTTTGGGTCGTTGTATTCTGTAATAAAAAATTGCATTTCAGTGTCACCATCCCATACAATATTTCTTTTCTTTATCCCAGCCCTAGCCTTACGTGTTCCCCCAAATTCTGAAGACATTTCTATTTTAAAAGTATTAAGTTTTGAATCATATTTAATATAGATATCTGGGTTTTTTATTTCAGAATCTTTCTTAGAAATAATTCTATGCAGCACATCGTCTATCTTATAGGTATTTTTTATTTCTGCTACTTCTAAAGTATTTGAATTTATATCAACTATGCAGTTGTTAATTTTAATTTCTGCATTAATTATAGATTCTGCCAATTCTTTATCTATAGATATTTTGTGTTTTTGATCTTTAAAGGCATGACTAGGTCCTACACTAACTACTGCGCCGGTGTCGGGATTAAAAACCGCAACAAATTTTACAGGAGGTAATTTGAAATTTGCAAGCCAATTATCAAAATCAATTATTTCTTCCATAAAACTTCCTCGAGAATATTGATCATTTCCTTGTTAATTTTATCTTTTTCCACATAATGAACAATATCATGTTGTTGATAATTTCCTATCTTTAGTTTTCCTTTTTGATTTAGATAAAATCCTACATGATCACTCCAGCAATCAGCAGGCCATGGCCAATTCTGTATCATAGGTTTCATATGTACAACTCGGGGAAACTCTAAAGGATATGCAATATCATCGGTAATATCTAATATTTTAGCTGCCAAGGCAAAGGATTCATCTGTACCTACAACTCGAGGTTTATGATCCGATAAAAAAATATTTGAAAATTCTATAGGATTTTTTATAATATATCTTCCTAGATCAAAAAATTCTTTAACCGCTTCGCTATCTTTTTTAAAAAAGGTATACATGCTGTAAAGATTAGGGAGATCGTTTTTTATAAATGTCTTTCGATAATGATGATCAACAGCTATCTCTCCTCGATAGGTGTAGCTTTTGTTAGCAACATATAATTCGCTGTTTTCAATAAAGTATTCGACCCAATGACTGTAGTCACGCATAAACAGCATGTCAACATCTAAGCATACTGTGTGGTCAAAAGGTGTCAACTGATCCATCCAGCTACGACCATCCCAGAATGTTTCTTGATTCCATTCTATAACATGATCAAAGACCCAACTGCTGTTTAAATCTTTAAGTTTTTGCTTGTCATTGATCACTAGTGCCACTTGATCAAACCCAGGTTTTTGTGTATTTTTAATACTGATAGCCAAGGCATAGGCTAACTGTAGATAGTCCACAAATTCATTCTCTGCTACTATTAACAGATATCCGAATTTCATATCAGCTCCAGTAATTTATCGCTATGTCTTACTATACTCTGTTTATTCATTATATGAATGTCAATATTCTGTATCGAAGCCGCACAATAATTCTCATCTAATTTCGGGGATATCAGAAACGTTAATTTATCGGCATCTACAGAGTGTAGTATATCTCTGTCTAATGATGTTAACACAGGCGGTAAACATCCCAATGGTGACTGTTCAAATCCTGCTAATACGTGTTTGGCCACGCTAAATGCAATATCATTTCTGTATTGTTTTGAATCAAATCTGTATGTGTCGGCATAGTATTGATAGTTATCCTTAACATGGCGCACAAGATCAAAAAACATTTTTGAATTATCATTTTTTGTGAACATCACAGTAGTAGCCCAATACAATTTAATACCTACGTCCGAAACATAGTTATCATGATATCCTAGTCGTTGATTGTCATAGATATCATTAATAGATTCGCCAATCATAAAATCATCATCTATGTCCCAATATTCTGCCAGTCTATTGGAAAATATCAGAAAGTCTGCGTCAATCAAAAGTGTTCGTTGATATGGAGTAATGTCGTAGGCGGAATTTCTGTTACCGTTCATAAATTGAACTGTACTGCGTTCTGTGCCATCATACAACCCTCTAGAATTAGTTGACTCGGGTCTAGAAACTATAAAAATATTTTCAAAAATTGTTTGAGCACGAGTGTATATCTTAGATTCTATCATCCAATCTAACGTGGCTTGGTCAGTAACCAACGACGCAGGCTGTCCAAGATATTTTTTAGCTAATCCTCCAGAAATAATCGCCATTAATGCATAGTCCACAGTGCGATTATTATGAGCGTAGATCAATATACCTTTGTTCATTGTTCTAGCAATTTTTCTACTGATCTACTTTTTTTGAGATTTTGGTCTTGTTCAAAATACTCACTAGTGGCTTCGAAATACCTATCAAAGCATTCATCTCGAAACGCAACTAAATCCTCGATCATTATAGGGGTTTCGTTTGTATCTAATAATACAACTCCGCTGCTTCTTCCTTTGACTAGCAACATTTCTATAAAAGTCAGAAGCGTTCTGTCAATTTGAAATAGTCCACCATTATAACCTAGTGTTAACTTGGCTGCGATTTTTTCTTTTAGAATCTTACGTTGAATTGAAAACGTCTGCCTGTAATTAGCAAACTCCAAAGCTTTTTTGAGTTGATCCTTCATGTATTTTCCTTGATTATCTGCGCACTTTATTTAGCGGCTTAGAGATTCAAGGAAAAATTAAGGTGTTATAGCTGAAATAGTAACTGTAGGCAATGTTACTGTAAAACTACCCTGACTTGGCGGTACCAAAATACCTGTAGCATATTGTAAACTAACTGATACTGTGAATGTTCCGTCTACTGAATCTCCTGGAGCAGGGCCACCTGGATCTGTATAGTTATCAACAAACTCTATGTGCCATTCACCTTGGCGAGCGGTGCCTGTAGAGTTATTG